CTATTGTAGGCAAAGTTATTATTCCAGTTGCTGGATCAAATGCTGCATCATCAACATCTGTTCCTGCATCATCCTGCAAATAAGTATTTAAGATTTGCGTCATAACAACTCCTTTTCCATTAGCTGCATCAGTTGCCAAATCAATGGTGTTAGTTGATGCTGCTAATGCAGTAGTTTGAATTGTTATAATTTTCAGATCCCCTATGAATCCGATTTTCCTAAATGTTTCTGGTGCTGCAGTCATTTTTAATAACCTATTATAGTTATATTATGGATTCCAGTACTTACTGCAGGAAGAGTTATAATTCCAGTTGCAGGAACAAAAGCTAAATTTGCTACATTTGTTCCAGCGTCATCTTGTAAATATGTGTTCAAAATCTCTGTTAATACAACTCCTTTTCCATTAGCTGCATCAGATCCTAAATCAATTGTGTGACCTGTTGCTGCAGCTGCTGATGTTTGAATTGTTATAATTTTCAGATCTCCTGCAAACCCAATTTTCCTAAAAGTTTCGACTATTGCTGTCATTCTTCATCCCTCCTAAGCGATTCCATACATTTGACTTGATGCTGCTTCGAATGTATTAACAACGGTTAAGTATTCTTTTAATAGATATACGAATCCATCTGAATCAGTATATTTCTCTTCGTATGTCAAATCCTGTAATACTCCGAAAAATATGTATCTCATGTCTAAGAACAAAATTCTTTTAGAACTTGCAGAGGTTGGCATGAAAATGTCTTTGATAAACATTAACTGATCAAACTCGAAAGCATCTGGAATACCAAACCCTAAAATTCCCTCTGATGGATTTGATACTTGTCTTTGAATATCTAAAAGTAATCCTTTTACATAGTTATGAGTTGTTGCATCTGTTACTGCTATTGTTGGAAATCCTTTTGCATTAAAAGTTGTTGCCAACTCAGCTCTAATTCCTGGAAGTGTTGGGTTTCCACCAGATAGATTTGTAGTGTTAGTTGTGATTAACTTAATCATACCACTAGGTTCTAAAGGAGTTGTTGATGCGTCTCCATTAATTAATGCATCTTCTTCAGCTTCATAAATACTATCAGTTTTTACACCTAAGTCTAATTGTGCTGGATCAATAAATCCTCTCATTCCTGCAATAGCTGGTCCTGAGATTAAACCTTTTGCATATAAATATTTTATTGCAACAGATTGTCTATCATAAGTATCTTCTACTACACTTAATGATCCATTTTCAGCTGCCCAAAATGCTCCACCTTTTGCTGTTAAAGGGATGTAATCATAAGTTAATCCTTTTACTGCTCTTCGAGGAGTTGCGTTTCTTAGAGGTGTTTGTCTGATTGTTCTATTAACTACATTTGGATCTGGATAAACTGGGACTAATGCAGTTCCTGCTGTTCCTGATCCACCTGTTTGTGAATCAATAGATGCTTTTTGTAATTCATAACTTCTTTTTGCGATTTCAATAGTTTTATTTACTCTACCCATTGGATTATAATATTCTTTTGAAAATCCTCCAAAACTATCTTGATCAATATTTCCAGCATCAAATCGTTCTTTACACTTTTCGACACTGAAGCCATCTTCATATGATTTAAACATTGCTTTCATTTTTCATTACCTCTATTTCCTAAAAACTGGAAGTTTTCCTTCGCTAAATGCTTTTTCTGCATCTTCAGGTGTTTCTTTTTCTTCTCCACCTTCATTGGATAACTGTTGTTTTTCTAGTGCTGTCTTTTTAACTTTTTCAATGGATTCTTCCATTTCTTTAAGTTTTTTTTCTGCTTCTTCTGCAGCTTCTTCTGATTCTTTAGTAGCTTCTTCTTTTTCTTCTTCAGACTTCTTCATTTCATCTTGAAGCTTACTGATCTCGGAATCTTTTGATTCTAATTGCTTATTAAATTCAGTCTTTTGTTCTTCGACTTTTTTCTCAATTGCAGAATCAATATCTTTTTGTGTAAATTCTTTTTCCATTTTGGCCTCCTTCTCGCTTTTATTAAATGATTTAGCAACTGCCATTGCTCTTCCATGTCTATTACTAGGAATTGCAACAAAACTTGCTTCAAGTAATTCTAATTCTGTGAATACATTCTTTCCATTAACTTCATCATAATTTTTTACAATTGCTCCAATTGATATTCCAAGTTTTGCTCCTTCATCAAGCATCCCTTTAATTATTTTCGCATTAGGATTTGACATGAAAAATTTTGGTTCTGCTACTAAAGCTGAATGTCCATCAATTTCTTTTATTCCTCTATTGGTCCATTCTGCAACCTGCATAAATACATCATTTTTATGGTTGCATAATGCTGCTAAATAATTATCGTCATGTCCTAATTTCTCAACACAACTTTTAGAAAGTTTTTCATCATCTCGATCTACTGAATCATCTGAAAGAACCGCTATATATTTGCCAGTTGCTTCTTTCATAATTGGCATAAATAATTCGGTTTTGTAAGCGTTATGTGTTCCTTTGTTTATTTCCATATTTTAACCTCTGATTCTTTTTATATTTAAATACCACTCTATTTTGGCTTATTTTTATTAGAATTAATTAATATTTAAATACCACTAAATAAATTTTCCAGAATTATCTCTTTCTCTATCTTTATCATGTATTTTAGAATGTTCAGAATTAGTTAATATAATTAAATTATTTATATTATTATTAAATCTATTTCTATCAATATGATGTATAACATAATTTTTAGAAATAGGTTTATTATATTTTTCCCAAATATAATGATGATATTTTTTCCATCTTTTTTGAGGAATATATATTTCTAAATATCCTCTTTTTCCTATTTTCGTTGTTGGATTAATTTTAAATTTTTCTATTGATTTTTTAATAACAGCTTCTTGAGCTTTCTTAACAATTTCAGTTTTATTTCTAATTTTATTTTTATATTCATATTTTAATTGACAAGAGGCATTACAAAAGTTAATTTTTTTATTCGATTTTCTAAATCTTTCTTTTTTATTTCCACAATATGAACAAATTATAAAATGTTTTTTCATAATACATTATAATTATAATTTATATTTAAATATTGTTATTCTACATTTTTTTAAGAAGGTCGAAAAGCAATAGTACTTCTACAATTTACATGAAAAGGCGGAGTTCTAAAAGATTTTCTAGATTCTGGGTCAATGAAATTTTCATCTATTGGTATAGGATTATTGCCATATTCTTTATGCATTCTTTTACATATATCAGACGTCCTATTATCAAAAGCCACTAAAACAATTTTCCCACCTTCAATTCCTGACTCTTTATATCCTACAACTTTTCCCTCGTTGATTATTCGAGTGGTTTCTGTTCTTGCAATCATTTCACTTCTCCATTCATTAAAATTTGTGAATTTGTCGGTGATGTTATCTTTAATTTTTTCTATTCCAGCTTTTTCATTAATTCCACTTTGGACAATTTTTATTACATCTGCTTGAATTTCTTTAGTTACTCCTTTTATTCCTGGCCACTTTTTCCCATTAATCATATATCCGTCTATTTGTTGTGATGCTAAAATGTTAAGCTTATTTTTATATAATTCAGTATATCCAATATCAATTCCGAGTTCTGATTCTGCAGATAATAATCCAGCTTGTAAATCAATTTTGATATATCTCTTTACTTGATTCGCAAATGCTAAAGTGTTTACTGTGTTGAATAAGTTTTTCAAGAATTCTCCAAAAGTCTTATTAACAAAAGATTTATCTATATCTTTATCAACTGCTTTCAAAACATTATTTTCTAATAAATTAAAAAATTTAAGAAGAAAATCAGAATAATCAGATGCTTCAATTATTACATCTTGTCCAGCATCTATTTGTTTAGTAGCCAATTGTGGGGGAATTGTTCTACAAGAATTCGTACTGGAATTATTCTGATCCTCTTTTGAAATATCATCTAACTCTAATTGTTCTACTTCCACAACATCTTTTTCCATTCTGGGTTCTAAAGGAATTGTGTTGCTGCAATAATTTATAATAAACATATCTATGGCTTCTGGAGATTCTATTCCTTGTGTTTGAGCATACATAATTATTTCTTCATGTTTCACAATTGTATAATAATTCCATTTCTCTTTTGATTTGATTACAAAAGTAAATTTATCTGATTCTATTAAACAATGAATTGTTGGATAATGACCATTCATTTGATCTAGTTTTAATTTCTCTTGAAATGTTTTAAAATTTAATTTTAACATGGGCCTTGTCCTCTTCCAGTATTTGGTCCTTGACTATTTGGTCCTGTTCCATCTCCTTGTGGCATATTTTTCATCTCCTTAATTTTTGTATTCCATAAATCCTTGATATAATTCTAATACGTCTCCAGCATCTGCATTATTCCATTGAGCTGTGATTGTTACATCCATATTTGCAGTTGTATCTATTGTTGCCACGCCTGTTACAGTATATTCAACTTCATCTATCATCATATCAATATGTATTGCTCTGCTACCTGTAGAACCTATTGTTCTTTGAGTTGCCACTGCGTCAATATGAAAATGGTCATTATCTAATTTCTTAGCTGCACCTACCAGTGTTGCTTTAGTTACTCCACCTACTTTAACTCTGATTGTCATTAAGTCCCCTACACTATCACTTGAGATAATACCATTTGCATGAAACTTAAATACATTACCTGCACATAAACTATCAGCTGCCATTGGTCCTGTCCATATAGTAGTTTCAGTTGTTGTGTTTTCTACTGTTACAGTAGCCACTGCTACATCAGAGGTTCTATCTATTGCTCTTTGTGTTGCGACGTTTGTAACATAAGTTCTACATCCGTCATATTCAATAGTTCCAGCTTCTGGTGTTGTTAATAACGTACCTGATGTAAACTTTAAAGGTGGATTGGTAGCTGTACCTGCTTTGAGATGAAGAACTGCTGTTGGACTATCTGTTCCTATACCCAACCTTTTATTAGTATCATCCCAAAACATTTCAGTTGTTTCTGTGTAAGTCCATTTACCAAGAGTTGCATCGTAAAACGCCATTTGACCTTGAGCAGTACCAATGTCCATAGAGGCGAA